ATGAAAGTAAGAGGCGGAACGAAGCCGGTTACAGCATTCACTTTGGAGGCAATCCCCAAAAAGCTGGGCAAGTCTATGGTTAGATTCTTCCAGAACATCAAGGCATTTTCTGAGGAGAAAGACGGCGTCAAAACTGTCGGCTGGGAGTGGGATGAATATCATCTTGAGATGAATTCATACGGAGGTCTCGCCGAGGACGTCGCCGCCAACCTCGCGCAGCTTTTGGCTCAGGCGAAAGCAATCGAGGATGAGAAGAATATCATCCCTGACCTTCAGTCAAACCAGTCTCAAATGCGCTCGGATATCGAGTATCTTTCTATGATGACGGAGGTGGATCTGTAATGGCTGATACTGCTCATTCTCCCAAGTATGCTACGGTAAAGAAATATTATGACGCGGGGCTGTGGCCTGTGAATCGCGTTTACAACGCGGTCGGCAGATGGATAACGGCCGATGAGTATAGGGAGATCACCGGCATCCCTTATGCTGCGGCTGAGGAATAACAGGAGGCTAAATGAACAATCTGCAACTCATAGAGGGGTTGTGCAATCAGATTGAAATTCAGAACGAAATAATAAAGCATCTTGCAACGCGCCTTGCCGAAATTTCTGCTTTGACAGAGGAAGAGCAGAGAGAAATCAACGTTGCACACAATGCATATAAAAACCTGATTGGCGATACCTTTATCTAAGCTGTCTCGAAAGAGGCGGCTTTTTTGTTGCAGATTTTCGGGAGGAACTTAGTTATGAATATCATAGAAAATGCAGTAGCGAGAGCCAAAGAAATAGCTGCGGATGATTCACACGGCTATGACCAAGCAAACAGGTGGGGCCCTGACCATGATTGTAGCAGCCTCGTAATAGATTGCTTCAAGAGAGCGGGGCTTTCCCTGAGTTGCACCTACACAGGCAATATGCGCTCCGACATGCTGCAACATGGCTTTGAAGACGTGACAGGCAGCGTCAATCTTAATACCGGCGCAGGGCTTGAACGCGGTGACGTGCTCTTAAACCACATTCACCACACCGCTCTGTATATAGGCGGCGGTCAGCTCGTGCAGGCAAGTATCAACGAGGCTGGCGGTGCGACCGGAGGACAGACCGGGGATCAGACTGGGCGAGAGATATACACGCGCAGTTACTATAATTATCCCTGGGATTGCGTGCTCAGGTATAAGGGATCAGAGACGGAGGCTGTGCCGGATGTCAGGAAACCGACGCAGTATGTCATGGTCGAGCTGCCTATGCTGGAAAGCGGACAGGCTGGGGTCGTCGTGGCAATGCTGCAAGCAGCGCTTAAATACCTCGGCTATGACCCGACATGGGTTGATGGAGAATTTGGAGTGCGGACAAACAATATGCTCATGGCCTTTCAGGCTGAACACGGACTTGACGCGGATGGTATTTGCGGTCAACAGACGTGGACGGCCTTGGTCAAGTAAGGAGCCGGGAGATGGTAGAGATAATAACCGCAATAATATCTGCGGCCTCGCTTGTGACTGTCGCAGTGATAACAAATCACATGAGCAAAGACCGAAAAGCCGCTGAGTTGCGAAATACCCGGAGAGAAAAAGAAGCTCGGCTCTCTATGGATATGATGATGGCGTCTATCGAACTCGGAGAGATAAACGCCATAGCGCTTCAGGGCGGACATCTCAACGGCAATGTGGAGGCCGCACGATCAAAGGCAGACGCAGCAAAGAAAGCCTATGAAAACTGGCTCAAGGACATAGGCGCCAATGTTATAAATTAAAAAGGAGAAAAAACTATGAGTAATTACACCATGCTTCTCATCATCGTTACTGTCGTAATCTGCGTATTCGGCGGTATTTGTCTTTTGATTCCGTATCTCGTGCGGAGAGGAATCAATATCTCGGGCATACTGTCTGGCACCGGCTCGGCGCTTGACGCAGCTGGAATAGTCGTTGATGGAATAAAAGAATTTGTGCCTGAAACGCCCAGCTTGTGCATAGTAGAACGCATTATTGATTATGCCAAGACTGCCGTGAATGCCGCAGAGCAGATGTATAAAGCCAGTCAGATAGCCGCAGATGAACGCAATGCCAAAGCGACCGAAATTGTGTATAAGCTCCTTGAAGCAGCAGATATTGAAGTGACCGACAAGCTCAAGGATGTTGTTGATGGTTGCATAGAGGCGGCTGTATTCGTGCTGCCCAAGACTACCACATAATTTTTTGCCCCTCTCAGTCCTAAATCTTTGGACTGGGAGGGGCTTTTTCTCATTTGTGGACTTTGCGCTTGTTGGGCTTTGTGGTAGCGGCAGAGGATGTGACCTGCGTCTACATTCCCAACTCAGCACATAAGCGTTGCAACGCTTTCTCGCGGCTCAGGGGCGGCAATACAGCAAATTTATTCGATCCACGCTTTAGGCGGCAATAATTCTTGCCCAAAAAGATTATACCATTGTCCACAGTTCGGACATTCACAAGCTCCGGCGTACTCATTCCATAATTGGATTTTCTTTCCGCATGAGCAAACGCCAGACGCATTCTCGCGGTACTTGCGCTTGTGACAGAGGATTCTATTCCACCGTACAAAATCGTCGGGATGCGCCATGCACCACAGATAGTTTTCGACGGCTGCCTCAGTTGCGCTGGAAAGTAGGTGTCCACCTTCGTCACAAGGAAAAGCAAATCCGTTGTTGTGCCCATCGTCAAAAACCAACTCATATTCTTCGTACGTAAGAAATTCGCCGGGGGTATAGTCAGTAATCATTGTTAGGCTCCTTTTTCTTGACAATTACAGAGATTCCAACGAAATTGCCGATTGCTGGGTAATGTTCCGGGTAAAGCTCCACAACTTCGTAGGCAGCGGCAACGCGGAGCGTGATTTCCTTGACCGGGCCGAAGTAGATACCCACAGAGTTGGTTGGGTCTTCCGCGACCCAGATGGTGGTATTCTCATACACCTTGTATAGCAGGTCTGCCAAGCTCATACCAGTATCCTTCCTGCCCTCGTAACCTCCGGGGCGGGTGATTATTTAGCAACTGTAGAAGCGGAGTTCACCGTTGACCAGCTCATACATGAAGTAGGCGCAGTCGAAGCGGACATAGTTCCAGTCGGAGGACTCGTACACGGGCGCACGCTCGAAGGTACCAGCCACGCGGAGACGGCGGTGCTTATTGACCTCGTAGGTGTTGGCCTCGTGTAGAATGCGGATTTTCTCTGGAGCAAAGCCGCACTCGTCAGCGATAAACGCTACAGCTTCATCGTCGGTCATCGTCTGACCGCAGTTAGCAAGGTGTTCATAGCGCTCCTGTGTCATGTTCGTGCCGGCGCTATCGCTGGGCTTCCATTCAAGCTCGTGATCCAGCTCAGCGGTCAACTCGTTAATGCGCTGCTCACGGTCAGCGATATCTTTCTTGTACTGACGCTCGTTCTCCATGAGCAGACTGGTCAGGCGCTCAATCTCAGTGGCTCTGGCTTCGCAGAACTTCATTGCTTCGCAATTTTTGACGAAAGCCTTGCAAAAGGCGTCCTTGTCACCGTCAAAGCTGTAATAAGATTCCTCAATCTTTCGATACTCTTCATAGGTGGGGGTGAACCCCGTGCGGTCGATAAATTCAGACATCAGCATAACTACGCTATTTCCTTTCTTGATTTTTCTGCCCTACTCTGGTATCATCAAGGTGGCCGGGGTAAGGCTCCCGGCTCACCTTATCGGGTGGAGTGAGCGGCGCTTTAGCGGGGGTCGCTCACTTTTCGTTTATGCGTTAATCTTGCTGTCGCGGACGATTTCAGCAGCAGCCTCGGGGCTGTTCGCTGTTGCCTCAATCAGCTTTGCTATGTTCTCAAGATACTGATTGAGTTCTGCGGTAGTCATCTCATCCATTTCCTCACTTCCCTTCGTAAGAGATTTGCATCTCTGCCTTACGTGTATTATATTACACTAATTCGTGTCATTTGTCAATAGATATTTTACACTTTTGCGTGAATATTGCAAAATTTTCTTTGACAAATAACACTAATGCGTGTATAGTGATGGCAGGAGGCGATTGTATGGATATTTCAGTGGCCGAAAAGATAAGGCTTATTATGAAACGGCAAAACATGACTATGGGAGAGCTGGCCGAAGCGTCTGGGCAGACCCGTCAGAATCTTTCAAATAAAATGACGCGTGGGAATTTCACTGAAAGAGACATCGAGTCTCTGGCTCGTGCGCTTGGGTGCCAAGCAAAAATCAGTTTTGTTCTGCCTGACGGCACAGAGATATAA